TGTATATGGTTGACCTTTTTTCTTATAGACTTCAGCCTTCTTAGTTAATTCATCATCTTCACGTACAGTTAGAAGTTTGAATTTTACTTTTTGTTTAGATTTAGGAAGTTCAAACTCAAATTCATTCTTTTCGTCTGGCATCACCTCAAGATGCTTAACCTTCAATGCGTTTAGATCGAATTCAGTTTCGAAGTAATCACCAGTTTCTGGATCGTTGGCAATTACTGGATACATGTTACCGTATCCAGTTGCACGTAACCAGATCATGATTGCATTGCGATCCCCAAGTAATAAATCTTTAGGATTAATATCTTTATCCAGAATCTTACGCTCCATTAACACATCCAGGAATTTACCACTCTGGATAAGATTTGGTGATGTAAGGATATTTTCATCCGCTGCTGTTAGATATGATACTCTAACGCTTGCCTTCTTGGAAGGATATAATAGTCCTTTTGACGGTAATTCAATTACGTCATACGGAATGTTAGGCTCTAACGATGGTTGCGCTGCAAACTGATTAATGTTAGGGTTTGGTGTATTCTCAGGGAATACGTTCGGTCTTTGATTGTCCATTTTGTTTTAAAACTTTTTTAAAAAACAGTTTATTAATTATTGTACTCTATAAATATTGGAAGTCAAGTTTTTTAAAAAGAAAAAGCCGTAGCGATTGACACTACGGCTAAAATTTGTCTGATATCTAACTGCTTAGAATACGTGGATTGCTCTGTCGAATCGAAGAGTTGCAGTAATTTCTGCAATTCCATCATCATCGTAAGAAAGATCACCGAAACCAACGTTTGTTAACATCGTATCTTCAAGGATCCATTTTTCAACCACAACACCAGCAGGGTCCAGCATCTCAAGCTCTACGTTGCGCTTGTATCCAGCAGCGTACCCTTGACGACCTGTTACCGACTCACTGTGAAGTCGTACCCATTCCATTAACGCCTGAGCAGCAGAAGGTCCGATTGGATCTCTAAACGTTACGTCTATAGAATCCCAAGTAAACCTACCGATAACCCATGTAGAAGTATTTAAGAACGGAATCTCAACCTCATTTTGATTGATTGACGGTCTTGATGCGTTAGATAACCACCATTCCTGAATTCCTAAATCGTTAGGGAACCTGAAGATCCATCTATTCTTCTTTTTGGGTTCATACGGAATTGGCATTTTCATTAATAAGTCAGCCATTGTTTAATTAATTTGAAAGTCTTGTTATTTGCTTTTCTAATAAATATATCGCTGACTGAAAATTTTCGTTTGGGTATAAAAAAAGGCTCTTAGGAGCCTTGTATTAAAATAGATTTTTATAGAAGTTCAAGTAATCAACTACTTGATTCAATGTTTTACACCAGGTACCCCCATTATCACTCACCATCTTGCCTACCTGGTTTAATGATTTAATCTGATGATCCTGGAATTTTAGATCTCCATCTTCGGTAATAAAACAGAAGATTGTTTTATCTGGTCGCTTGTTTGAATCATCTACCACTTCCGCAATAGAGTACACGCCCGTCATTTTTGGTGTGATTACATACAACACATAATCACAGTGCTCACGCTCGTAGATCTCTTGCTCCTGAGCCTTTTCGTCCCAGTTATCTACAACTGGATTAAAATATTCAATCTTAAGCAACGGCATGATCTCATCACGCCAGGTAGAATTATTACACGTTCCACCCAAAAACACCTTCTTCATATTTTAATGATAAAGGCGGATCTTCAAAAGTAAATTATATGTTTAGAAGGAAGATATTGTAAGACATAAGAAAAGAGTGGTTCAGAGCATAGAACGCCTCTTCCGATATCGACATAAGTGTGTAATGTTCAACGATATCAAAAGTTTCGTTGAAAAAATCGTTCACGGGTTTTAAGGTTATTTCCATGTTCTGCTATCCATATTAAATTATTAAGCGCATCAGGCATTATAGAATTTACCCCTTGATGTAAAGAAGGTGAATACTCATCTATCCATAAAAAGCAATCGAGTACGAAATGCGGTAGTAAGAACATCATAGAGCCTTTCTGATTGTTCGTTTCGGGTTTGATGTGTCGTACATTACGAATTGGATGTGTGGATATTGCCCCTGAAGTTCCGAGGTGATTAGATTTTCTATGACCTTTAAATTGCGCTTATCATCATCTGAAAATCCTATACTCATTTTAGCCCCCTCTGTCGTGTTTTTCTGAACATAATCCCTGAAGGCAATTGCTTTACCGAGTTCTGGTTTATTTGCCGTAACCTCATCTAACTTAAATTTACGGGCGAAATAGGGTGATGATACGGGATGGTAGGTTTGCTCGTTGATGTAGGAATTTATAGATCCTACCCTGGCGATCATTTTTGCCTTCTCTTCAGCGGTTAGGGTTCGATTGATTATGATCTTTACCCCTTCTTTCATGGCCTTTATAGAGTGTCCCCTGGCTGTAATGATACCGAAACACCTTCCCTCTATTAAACACTGTTTAAAACGCTTAAAACTGGGTCCGAAGGCTTTATTGGTGATGGCCTTCTCCAGATCCTCCAGGAAGATATTATTGTCCCTGAAAGCTAAGAATGGGTCGGGGTTCTGAATTAGACGGTGTAGCGGATCCGTTCGAAGATGCCTGAATTCGTCTGTAGGTACATCTACCCGTACCCAGGTCCCGTTCTCCAGGCGTTCCATATGAATTCTGCTCCCCATAAAGATGATATTATCATCCCAATCGAATAGAAAACACTGCTTTTTATCAACCCTTTCCATGTTATTTTTAAATAACCATACTTAGGATCAATGAAATAGTCAAGATGGGGTAGAAAATTGTTAAATTTATGGGGTCTGGCGTAACTATTTATTGGATATAACGTATTAATACACTAAACTTGCCTTATGAGAACCTTAAAGCCATTCAAATATGTTACAAACCTCAGTACCGATCAGTGGACTGAATTGGACCTGAAGGTTGAAAGACAAGAGTTCAAACCAACAAATTTTGTTGATCTAATTAATGACCCATTCTACAACGATGAGTTGATAGAGCACATGTGTGAGGTTAATGATAACGTGGTAATATTCATGGTGGAACCAGAATATGCTGAAAAGTTGGTATTGTTCTTTGACCGCTGGGGTAGTAAGGTGATTGAGTATGGAGATGCGACTGAGGAATTATTACGTGGGGACTTAGTAATTGAAAAATACGAACCTAAGTGTAAAAGATTATTAGAAGAGTATATGGTTAATAATTTCTCAGTAAATGATGTTTTAGATGTTCTTCATGAAAAGCAGAACGAACCGACACCTCTTCAACGATTAATACTTGAAACAAAAAAGGCTGCGTAATGCAGCCTTTTAATTTTATCCACCTGGATTCGGATTTGTAGTTCCTTTTGGTGGTTCTAATGAGAATTTCTTTGTAGCAGGATCGAACTTAGCGGTTTTCCAATCAGGCTTACCTCCCCAATCAAGAATACGTAAAACTAATTCTTTTGCTTGGTTTTCGTCCATCCCAAATTTTTTCTGTAATTGTGGGATTAAATTTTTATACGCAGGGTGGTTATTAGCCTTCTCGATCACATCTTGGCTTGCTTTAGTCAAGAAACTACCGTCTAATACCCAAACCTTTAACTGCCCTATTGTCTTTTTGAAGAAATCGCCAACAGCACCTTCTTCTAATTCTACCTCTGGCTTTTCTACTTCAGCCTCAGCAGCCTCTGATTCAGCAATAACACGTTTAACGATCTTCTCAAGATCTGCCTCCGTCAAGCGAATCACTTTTTTACCTTTTAAGTTGTTTTTCATTTTAAATCTATCCTTTAATTTTTAAAGGACCATGCCGAAACATGGTCCCTTGTTATTTCTTATTAAATATCATCGAATGATGCACCTGAGTTAGTTACATTAAACTCGATCTGGATAACCTCAAGGGCTGGAGTCGGTTTAATGAAGATCTTACCGTTAAGTTCATTTCTATCGATTGACTCTGGAGTTACATCAAGTTGTACACGGAAGTCGATTAGACCACGTTCTTTTCTGATGTTTTCCAGGATCGGATTTACTAATCCTAAGAATTGGTTTCTTACAATTGAGTCGTTTGGTTCGAATAGTAAGCGAATACCAACAGCAGCGATTAGCTTTCTTGCTTGTAGTAATAAACGTCTTACGTTTAATCTATCAAGCGCAGAGTCTTTCACTTGCATTGTCTTGTTACCCCAGATAACAGTTCCCTCTTCTGGATAGAATACAAGCGGGTTGACTCTTCCTTCGTATAGGGTATCTGTTTGTTCTTGAGTAAGTTTGATACGTGGTTTCTTAGCGTTAGTTTTACCCCTGTTTACACCAGCGGTAGCGAACCAAGGGAAAGCGATAGTATCAGTTAACGCAATGTTTCTTACAACTTCTAATGTTGGTGGCAACCAGATAAGAACGTTGTTTTCAGCATCGTTCATCTGTAGCCAAGGCCAGTAAGTAGCTGTATAGTTAGAGTCAAATTCTCCATCTAAATCAGAAACTACATCTTCTGGATCCAAAGCAACACCATCAGCATCTGTATCTGGAGTTGTTACAATATACACAGAATCAGCACGTTCGTGTTCGATAATTTCAATCGCCTCTTCAACAAGATTTGTGTGATCAAACGTATCGATACCAGGAGTAGCGAATACGTTGATGTTTACCAATCTTGGGTTAGAAAAAGTTCTTAGACCTTCGAAATATGCGTAATAGTCAGAAGTAATACCGTTTTCACCGTTTGAAGTTGCTCTGTTAGTGAATACACCAGACGTTAAACCAGCTTGACCTTTAGTACCACTGATCACATACTGATCTGTATTAGTCCTCTTTGTACGATAGATGTCCCATCCATCGAAACCACCATATGGTGCTGTTGTAAACTTTCTTGAATATAGTTTCTCGTAGTCAGTTCCAATCACATCGTTTTCATCACGGAATTCTGCGTTACCAGTATCGAAAGAGTAGTTTGTAACTACACCAGCGATATTTGCTATGGTAGCACCAGAGTCCATGTGGAAACCTGTTGTATGAGCAGTTAAAGCACCACCAGTTACAGTTAGACCTTTATAGTCAAACATGTCTGTGTCAATACCAACGATGTCGCTGATACCTAAATATGCTTTTCTTTTCTTTTCGAAAGTGTCATACGTTTGCTTGTACTGCATTACAGGAGCCTGTAGTGATACATAATCTCTCTGAGGAATACCTTCGAATCCTGCTGGAATAGCATCGCTCGGAGCGTTCTCATCAAGTTCAACCATGATATATGAACTGTTCAATTCATATTCTCCATCAAGAGTACCGATCTTACGAGCGATGTAGTTCTTAGATGTAGGATCCATAGAACAGTCAGCAAATTTCTCCAGGATAACTGGGTTCGCATCTGTATCATAGAATTTACGTACAAGTACGTCAAACGTTCTCTCATCAAAGCTGATATTAGAGAAAGAGATTTTAATCTCATCATTAGCAGCCTCACCATCAGAGATAGTGTGTAGTCTGAATAATCTCATTACATCTGTACCACGTAATTCTGATAAGATGTATGGAGTTACCGCAGATGTATATTGCTGCTTGAAGTTTTTGAATTGAGTTGTGAACAACGTTAGAGAAAGATTAATACCTTTTGCTTTACCAGCATTGATATAATCTTCTAACATTGCAGGATAGAATTCTTCCATGAACACCACTGCTTTAGTGTCGTCCACGTCATTTCCTAATACCTTCTCAATATAGTTAGTCTTAGTTTTGTCAAATGACAATTCATAACTGAATGTAGCTGGGTTCGAAATAGTAGTTGAACCTGTCAGTTTGAACATCGCTAATGGATCATTAGCTGCGCCAGTTACTAACGGGTCAAAAGTAATAGATGAACCAGTTACGTAGAAGTTAAGAATTTCTGATGTGCTGTAAGCACCTTTAGATCTGATCACTGCAATAACACGATCTTCAGCATCTGCGTAAGACGTACCGCTATAAGTTGAAGTGATACCTGAACATACACCTGTCAGTACAGTACCAGCAAGACCAATAGAAACTAATTCTAAGGTAAAGTTAGCACCGCTGAAAGATACACCCGATTTCACGTAAGCAGTGTCTGCGCTTAATGTATCGCCAGCATTCATTGTAGGTAATGCAGAGATCACTGAGAACTCGCCATTAGAATACAATGTTTGTAGGAATGGATCAGAGAATACAACAGTGGTTAATGTACCACCTGTCGTAGCTGTGAAACTTATTAAATTTGAATCTGTTGTCGGTCCAGAAGTTTGTACCTCTGTTGAAGGATCAAGTGCAGCATCTAACGTAATAGCCCAAGCAGGACCAGCATCATAACCAGATAGTCCTAATACCCTTGTTATGTATAGTTGGTTTGATTGAGTTAGGTAGGATTTTGCAATATACCCCATTTCATACTTAGGTAGATTGTTGCCCTTGAATTTTTCAGGGTTTAATCCACCAAAGAAAGACATATATTCATCGTAGTTGGTTATGAATAGTGGTTGGAAAGCAGGACCTTTTGGAGCCTCGCCTACCAATCCAAGAGTCGTAACCCCTACTTGTTTTGTAACAAAAGTTAGGTCTTTTTCTGATGTATACACACCTGGACTAACGAATACTTTATTTGCACCCATTATTTTACTTTTAAAAATTTCGTTGTTATTTTATTGGTTTTATAATAAATATGTAGCAAAGATTAAAAAGGATATCGGGTAATCTATTTTATTTGGTCGCACATAACGTTATTACCCTATTAGGAGTGTTCACAGATTTGGCGTATTCATACCCCTCATTCCACCAAGACAACATTGTTTCTTTGTCAAAAATTAAAGAGTTGTTGGTGAGTTTCCTTGGAATGAAGTAAATATTAATTTTTACGTCCTTTTCTTTAGCTCTAAGTTGCCCGATAAGTACATCATCATTGCTGATTTCGTTGAACATCATATCCGCAATTCTGGTGATTAGATGAAATGGATTTCTGACCTTTTCAATATCCATCTTAGCAACTTCTTGACGTAAGACAATAACATCTATTTCTGTTGCGCCCTTATCAATTGCATGTTGTATTGATACAGTTTCTTTAAACCCGCCATCAGCGTATTCGTACCCGTCTTTCTCTACTAATGACATAAAAGGTACTGCGTTACCCGAACACCACATCCAATCACAGAAGTCAGAGTAAGAGTTACGGGCATTACTTTTATATTCAACACAATCCAGCGTAACGTTAGAAACGGTGCAAATTACTTCTACTCCCAGATCGATTAGTTTATTATAATCATCTTCAGTAAAGAACTTACTAACCAACTTTCTGAGGTTGCTCGAATCACCAAAGGTTTTCTTACGCCTGATAAGTAAATTGTACAATACATTAAGATGGTCAATCTCTGATTTAGTCTTACCGTTCTTTTGTTTTTTTATTTTAAACGGATTAACGGTGAATATGTCTTTTTGAGATAATGTTGTATAACCTGTTTTTAGCTTTTGAATTTCTTTGACCGCTAATAAAGGTATGAGCATCGTTCCTGTAGAAGTGCCCACATATAGATCGTATTCTTTCTTTAAATCTTCGATTAGGAATTGTGCTATTCCCCCACCATACGCTCCCTTTGAGCCTCCACCTGAAATAACGAGTGCCTTCATGATATTGTCCTTTCAGAATAAATATCACGGAAGGCACTGCTTAATTTAGAAAGTCAGAATATTAATTAAATTTTGTTTAACTGTTCCGTTGTTTGCGGTGATGTTAGAAACGGTAAGGTTGGTGCTAACAGCTATTGTGAACGCAATACCAGGTATCTTTGACGTTATCTCTATTGTTCCTGGTCCGACACCTAACGCAGCGGTTACATAACTTGAAATAGAAACATTTGTAGAGGCGGTTATTGCCGCAACCAACCCAGATGCTATTTCTTCTATTGTAGGCGTAGCTGATGAAGTATAGCTTACTGCGGCACCGTTTATCGTAATGGTATCAGTTTGACTCATCCCAGGATCCGTAATCGTGGTTGCTGTAACACCTTCTTTTTGTTTGGTACCCATATATGGTTTGGTAGTAGCACTAATGGCATTTATCAACGGAGTTCTATGTCCATCAATATATAACTGCGTTTCAAATTTATAAGTGGTAAGCAAATCAAATCCATAATCTCTTCCGATACTACCAAGACAATAGATTTTAGCCTCATCAATAATATTGGTTCTTCTTGTTATACCCTCAGCTATGGATTCTGTTGGTGAATAATATTTTGTTGTTTGCTTAGTAGCCCCAGTGGTCCCATCATCAAGTAACCAATGAGTGGTTTGTGTTCTATATTGCACTAATCCGAAAGCATCTCTCGTATAATCTCTATATTCCTGCAAAACTAAATTAGAAAATGTCCCACCGCTTGGATTATATTCTTTGTAATATTCCACCAAGCGTAATTCTCCCTGAGTAATAGTTCTTTTTTTATGTAAACCTAAAATATCGTAATCAAGATTGATAGGACTATCTGTACTATCATTGATTTTGAAATTTTGACCATCCATTATTTTCATCTTATCTTATTTTTTTTTTAAGTT